TTGGGTGCCAACGGAATGGCTGGACATGTTGTGGTCAGGTACTTGCGTCAGCAGGGTCATACTGTAACGGCTGTCACAAGGTCAGAATTTGACGTTGAGAATACTGCACAGGTGGCAGCGTTTTTTAATTCGCTTGACACTGACTTTGTGGTCAACTGTATCGGCTTGTTGGTTAAACCATGTGTAGATAGACCTGATCTAGCTGCCTTGGTCAACAGTTGGTTGCCGCACTATATAGAACATCGGTTAACGCACATGCAGACTCGATTGATTCATCTCAGTACTGACTGTGTATTTGATGGCGCCATAGGTGACTATGCAGAAACTGATCGGCATACTGAAACAAATGCATACGGTTGTAGCAAGAGTCTTGGTGAAGTCGACAACCCCAAAGACATTACGTTTAGAATGAGCATTATTGGTCCTGAACTCAAGAACGGAACAGGGCTGTTGCACTGGACTGTGAGTAATGCGGATTCAACACTGCCCGGCTGGACCAATGCTTGGTGGAACGGTATTACCACACTAGAGCTGGCACGTTGTATCAATCTCTATATAAATGATCCACGGATATCAGGTGTTTATCATTTGGTAAGCAACCACAATCGCATCAACAAATATGATTTGTTGTGCAAGATCAACCAAGTTTATCAATTGAACAAAACAATTGTGCCAACACAAGGACCCAAAAGCATCAACAAGGTGTTGGTTGATACACGCCAGGAATTTGATTTTGCAATTCCCGACTACGATCAACAACTACAGAAACTAAGAAATTTTGACGTAGTTTCTCATGTGAGCCCAGCAGCGGCCTGATCGTAGATCTTCAAAGCTCCAGTGACACTGGGCTAGCTTGCGTATCCATTGCTCACGATCAGGCATGAGTGGCGACTCAAGCAGACTAAAGTCTGTGTTGGCAATATCTCCACCTTGACTATAACCAGGACTGTCAGTGATAAACGCAGGGATACCTTCTATGGGTGCCACAGCACTGGGAGTTGAGTTATGACATACCAGGGCCCAGCAGTTGACCAGGTCTTCTGTGATATGGCGTTCTTGTGGACTTACTGTTGCATTGTACTTGGTCAAGATGCTGGCGTACTTGGGATAGTTCTTCCAGTCGCCCGGGTGCCATCTAATCACAATAGGTCTATTCGAATACCGACGAATATTAGCAAACGTGGATTCTAACCACGACATCAGATCTTGTCCACGCATGCTCCATCCCAGGGGACGTTGTAGTGTAATAAGAATATGATTGCCGTTGCTGCGCCAGGGCTTTAGATCCATGCTGTAGTGTCGACGTATGTTGTCCCAATTTTCATTGCCAGGTGCGTCGTTACAATATATGCCAGTGGCAGGAAAAACTCCATTGAAACTATAACGTAAGTAACGATGTGGGTTCAGCTTGTCCCGGTAGATAAACACATTGCTGTCAATGCTCAACCAATATCGGTGTCGTTGTACTTGTGTTTCCATTACCATCTTGCGAACTTTGTAATGTGCAAGATTTACCTTGCCCGGATTGGCATCAAACGCATTACCAATTATCGCCCCCACATCGCATGACTCGTAAGTTTGCGACTGGGTTGTTGCTGCGGTGTCCCCGCAACGGGCAGCACCTTCGGCAAAGAATGTCAAGGCGTTGACTTTTTCTTCCCCGTTGATGTGGCGGGGCAAGCTGCTGATATAGCTTTTAATAACTAAAGGTCGGACGGAGTTCATTATCTTGTACCAGTTGCCAGGCATGACCTGTTAAAATTTCATGCAAACTAAACTGCCCGTAGGCTACACTAGAAAGCCATTTGTAGATGACGTCTTCTCCTGGCTTGGGAGGATTTTCAATTTGTGAAAAATCTGCAGTAGTCACTGCACTGGCTGCTGTGGGTGCTGTGCAAAATGCAGGAATTCCATATTGTATTGCTTCAACGGCTGCAATGCTGTTGTATGTTACTACAGCGTAGATGTCTTGGTCTAATGCGTCATAGATAGTATCGTTGGTGCGTTCTCCCCGGCTGGCTTTTTCTCTAATCACAATCTCTCTGTCACTATGTTGCTTTAACGTAGCAATAGTTGTGTCGACCCATTCATCCTTGGTGGTTCCGTAATACTCAAACGGCTTTCCAGTACTCATGATTAACAATATTTTGCTGCCAGGCTTTTTCCACCCATTGTAGTTCAAATTAGGATTGAAAGCACATAACTCACGCCAACGATCATCGGGTACATCCATGATACGACTTTGTTGCATGGCGTTCTTTTCTATGCGATGGTATACTTTTCTACCTGTCATGTTGTTGTCACACCGATAGTTGCCCAGGTAGCCAGTTTCTACAAAGTAAAAGTCTCTGTTTTCTGCTATTGCTTGTTTGGCATACTCACCTGTGGTGATGCCACGAATAAGAATAGGATCAATTATGGGAGTTTTTAATCGCTTGAAGTCATGTCCGGTTATGAACTTGGCTTCAGGATATGCTGCCATTATCAATGCAGGATAGTCATTGAACTTGATCAGTCTAAACAAGCGTTCTTCTTTTTCGCGGATAATCACGTCAAGAGTTTTGTCCAGGCGTTTGTCATCTTTGTTGGTGCTGTTTTTAAATTGTGTTTGCAACTGCTCTAGTTCATAGTGCAATGCCAGTGCATCTTTGACACTGTGCTTTAGTGCTGCTACCAAGTCGTTGGGATACAAACTGGTGTATTCTTCCATTGGACTGCGCCCAACCACTGCAAGTGGTAGTATCATTAGATGTCCCTTTGTTGGCAGTATTCAGTTAGAATACGCTCGCGATGCCACTCGTTGCCTTGTGGGGTATCGGCAAACTCATGAAAGCATGGAGTGCCCAAGGTATAATGCAAGAGCTTGGCGTCGGGGTTTGGCCCGTATTCATCGGGCAACCAATTCCATTCTTTGGGGAGTTCACCAATACGCTCATCTTCTATCCACGAGAAGCGGTGGAGCTCACTACCAGTGGAGCGTTGGACGAACTCGGGAGTAAGTCGCCGGTTAGGAAAGCTATTACAATTCCACAGTATAACACTACTCCAATTTTTTCGAGGATAGTCTTCATTCTTTGCTCCTAGGTACTTTATAGGCATACGAGTTTTGTAGTCATGTTTAACCACTTGAACATCCAGGCCAGGATTGCGTAGAGCCCAGAGTTCCGCAATGTCGCCACGCACAATCATGTCACCATCAATGAAAATAGCATGTCCTGTGTAGTCCATTAGATGTGGCACAAGAAAGCGTGTGTAGATAAAATGATTACTGCCGTCGGTGTGTGTTTCTGCGTAGTCGCCAAATAGATTCAGTGCCACAGGAACTATAGCTACGGGTCTAGAACTATTGCGTATGATACTGTTTACACAGGTATGATAGGCCACCGCTTCCCTGGGATCGTATCCTACAAATATTGGAATTGGTTTCATAGTCGCTCAATATCTTCTTCAATGCAGTCGCTGCCGTACTGAATTTCAATAAGTTTTAGTGGCTTATCAGTTTCGTTGCACAACTGATGCCACTCACGACATTCAATAAAGGTGTACTCATGCACATCTAACTGGCATTTGATGTCTTGATCGGTGCTGGATTCGTCCAAGGTATACACTGTGGCAGTGCCCTCAGCCACAAACCAAAACTCTTGTCGTTGATCATGTCGTTGCATGCTCAAACAGGTCTTGGGTGTTACAGTAAGCTCTTTGAGTTTGGTATTGGTTCCTACTTCATGTAACACACGGTAATAGCCCCAGGCACGGGTGGTCTTAGGTGCTTTCCATTCTTGCAAGATCCAGCTACTGCTATTCTTTTTATCTTCGCCGCCCACGCCAAACGCAAACTCCACACTGTCAACTTTCATTTCGGGAATGTTATCTTGTGTACGATCACCGCCGTTGGCAAAGACGATTTCATGATCGGGATGCAGTAGCTTTACTGCTTCAATTGCAGCACAACTTGATCCGTCGGCGTCATCAAATTCAATCACTCGATCAACCACGTGCAAGGCTGCAACGATTGCAGCTCGTTCGGTCCAGGGCATGAATGCTGAACCTTTTTTTCGACGCAACCAAGCATCGCTGTTGAGTCCAACATACAGCTTATTACCTAGTTCCCGAGCGGCCGTAAAGTATGCAATATGCCCGCTGTGAATTGGGTCAAATCCCCCAGTTACTAATACAATTTTCATACTGGTATTTACAGTGTCGCAGTGCTAGACTGAAATATCTTCCATGCCAGCAGTACGCAGTCGAACAATATGTCCCATTTGCCATTGCTTGGTTTCCAGTCCCTTCATGATACCCAACCAACGATTGCGTAACAATGCTACTTCGTTGATTATAGTTTCGTAGTCGATCACTTCGTCTTCACCATCCACATACTTTTCAGCATCTCTGCTGGTTAGTGCTCTGGCATAGTTTTCGAGATACTTCTGAAAATGCTTTCTGCGTATTTTACGAATCTGGATATTGAGGTAGTTTAACACTGCCTCAATTTCTTGCAACTGATAAAATCGTTGTTCTGTTGTGCCCGGAAGTTCCTTGAGATTGCGTTCTACTAGTCCGCCAATGATACAATCTTTTTTGGCAGATAGCATTTCGTTTTCGTAGTAGGAAATAAAATCTGGGATCTTACTCAAGTCAGCGGTTATACGATTATACCACATGATTATCCTTATTCAACTCATTATGCTGATCCAGCCAAGGAAATATTTGGCGCCAGTTTAAGTTTCGTCTACGATCAATTTCATCAAGATATGCAGTAAGATCATGCAATTTTTCTAAATCAGTAGTAGAAATTGAAATATATTTTACTATGCCTTCCATGTAATGTTTTTGATTTTTATCCCATTCAGTTATGTCGGGCATCTCTTCAAGGATGTTTTTAAAATCATTTTTAAAAAATTTACCATCAAAAATATTTGGATGCAACCACGGTCTCCCGTCTACTAGCCCAAATGAATGAAATATTTTTCTTTCCGTTAGGAAAGATTTAATGTATCTAATCATTTCTGGCATAGTTTTAATCGTAAGAGAAGTTATTGTACTATTAACGTTCAATGTAATCCAACGATGTTTTACTAAAAATTCAAAGTTTTCTTTAAATTTAATTAGGTCCAATCCGTACCTAACATATTCTTGTTCGTCTCCAAAACAGTCAAGACTCACTGTAATGTCCAATCTAGCAATTTTTCTCTTAGACACAATATGTTTCATCTTGAGAACAAATTCTTCTAGTTTTTTTCTAGAAACTTTTAAATTAGTTACAATAGTTAGTTCTAGGTCTGGATTGTTGTTGTTTTCAATAAATGTAATCAGGCGTGGGAAACTTTGTTGAAAGAAGGGTTCTCCGCCTAGAACATTTAGTTTTCTTAGCTGGTGATAATTTTTTTCAAGATAAGTAAAAAACTTTTCTGTTAACAACTCAAAGTCCGGGTGTTTTGAGACGATCTGATTATTAGGAGTAACATTCTTAACTTTGATATAACCAAATTTTAAATTTTCATTTTGTATTTGAGAACTGTTTGATTCGTCGCAATATATGCAACCCATGTTACAAACATTATCTAAAAAAACTTCTAAAATTCGTGGTGTGACCACTACTGCTAGCGGATCATCATCTAGTTCAGTTGGATACAAATTGGGTATTTTTAGATGCGTTAGTCGATCACTTATCCCGCCATTTTTTTCAATATTTTCGCAATACTGACAGCCTGCTTGAGGAAATTTTCCCTCAAGCATTAACTTTCGTTGGTCAACCCATTTTTTATCATTGTGAAAATTTTCAAAAGTTGATACATCTAGATTCAGGCCATGTACTCTGTGACACGATGCCGAAGTTCCTTCATAGAGACGAATAGTATTCCATGTCCACTTGAGTTGGCAAGCAACTCCTTGTTTGATAGGAAAATACTTTGAACTGTCAGTTTTCCCAATTATCATCTTCGGACTCGTCGATGTCATCTTCTTCAATTTCCTCGTCATCTTCATAACTTTTGTCGTTGTCAAGATACGCTGTAAGAGCACGTTTGATATCGCTGTCGCCTTTGAAGGCGTCTTTGATATTGTCTACCGTGCAGTCATTGTCAATAAGAATATTTAGAACTGTTTCAGCAGCTTCTGTACGGTCCACAGTGTTAACATAGCGTTTGAGCTCACCCCAAATTTCGCTGGCGACTGATTCTATCATTAAGTTTCCTCCTGGTCAGTGTCAGGGGTACTTACCTCACTCTTTTGATTGGCAAAGTCTTTCATGACAACATCCAAGCAACCATCAGTATTTGCTTCCCATGCTTTGCGGAACTTCTTGAGAATTTCGCCATCACTGGTGGTAAACACCAAGCTGTTGCCTTCACGTTTGAGCAGGCCTTTTTTCTCAATCAAGTCAGTAAGACCCGAATATGGACTCATGCCTGTTGTGTAAGGAATCTTGACTTGCACACTTTCAAACGGTTTTGCATAGCGTGTTTTCATGATCTTGCATGCAGCACGAATACCGTTGACTTCGGTAACTTTGTTGCCGTCTGCATCTTCTTTGAGCTTGAGTTTCTTCATTGCAACCACAATGCTTGATGCATAGATAAATCCCTGACCGCCGGAGATCTTGTCATCGGGGTCAAACATGTCTTGGCTTGCGTATGTGTGGTTGGTACATACCATGCCCACGTTATAACTACCAAACATGTTTACACAGTTGCGAACTAGCGATGTAAGTGCTTTAGGTTTGCGGCCCATGTCGCCTTTCATCTCGCCTGCTTCAAACTGGTTAACGTCTGTGGGAGTCAACAACATGCCCA